TCAACCAAGTCTCTTGTGAGACAAATGACTTCATCTTGTTGATGGAATTCATTTTATTTATTGTTTCAAGTACATTCATGATGATGTGTATGAAGTGACATATTCAATTATGGGGTCAGATGACAGGATATATGAAAATGATTTATTCAGTTCAAAGGAGGAACTTTTGAAGTCATTATGAAAAGGGAATTCAAAAGAAATATAGGTGATGATGTTTGGGTTATTTATAATAATAAACCATTACTTTGTCAAATTTCTGCAATAAATTATTGTGAGTTTATTTCCACTATAAGTTTTGAACTGGAAAAAATTGAAAGATATACTTTGAAGTTTGATGATAAATATGTCGATCAGTTTGAACTGAAAGACATATATGATACAAAGGAAGATTTGATCAAATCTTTATAATTTGTTATATTTATATTGTAATTTTTCATTTTTATAGAAAATATATGTCAGAAAAAGTAAACAATGTAACCGAGGAACAGATTACTGCCACGGTTGAAAGGGTAAAAAAACTTCAGGATGTGCGTAAGGAACTTGCTGCACAGAATGAGGAACTGTCTTCAAGGGAGAAGGATCTTGAAGATGCAAAGGTTGTGTATGGAAACACATCAAAGGAGTATGCAAGTAGACTTGAATTTGTAGAGTATTCAAAGACAAAGATTGCAGAACTGGAGAAACAGATTGCAGAACTTTCTTATAAACAGTCAGAACTGAAACCAGTTCTTGATGAACTTACAAAGAAGTTTGAGGATGCTTTCCGTGCGGAGACTACAAAGGAGTATCATATCAAGTTGTCTGCAAAAGAGAATGATGGTAAGAAGGTATTCAAACAGCTTCTTGAGTATCTCAACCATAATGTGTCATTTACACCGAAGACAGCTGCAAATCTTATGATGCTTGTAAGGAATATGGAGGAAAACAAGTCTTGGGTGAATTCAAAGGATTTTGATGATGTCATTGTTCTTCGTTCATCAAGTGTACTCAGTCTTTGGAGATTTATTATGGAGGATATGACCGGAAAGGGTTTCTTTGAGGCGAGAACTTTTCTTGAGTGCTGGGTAAATTGCGGTCAGGCAATTTCAGATGCAATCCGTGAAATCCAGAAGGATAATGCAGTGTCAAGGGAAGTGGGTGCAAATCTTAATCTTGTTGAGGAAGAATTTAACAGGAGTGAGAATGATCTTCCAGAAAGCGAAACATTGACCACACAGGAAGAGGTTGATCCTGAAGTTGCGGAATAATTTTCATAAATAATTTGTGTTTAACCTTGTTTTCAGTTTTGAAAACATTTTTATATAGAATAATATGAGTATTAGAACTCAAAGAGTTGAAATTTATGAGGATTCAAATCCACTTGAATCCAGAATTGTAGAAATCCCTGTTCATAAGGGTGAGAAGATTATGTGTCATGAACCATATGTTGTAGATGCATTGAAAATGTATTCACAGTCCTGCACTGATGAGGTGATGAATGCAATTGCTGCATATGAGAGTGCAGGTAAGTTCAGGAATGTATGTGAGGGTTTTGTGTCATCATATAATGATAAGACATCTACTGCACAGATTTGTCTGTCAGAGAAACATGCCATCACTGTTGATGTTAACCCTGAAGAGAATATCAAGGTTGGGGATAAGATTGATGTTGTGGTTACAAAATCAAAGGGCAGGTTCTCTGGAGATGCTTCATCAAAGGGTGCACAAATTGAGAGGTTGAGACAGGAACTCATCAAGGAAATCCAGAATCCTACATCTGCATATATTGGTCTTGTTAAGGAGATTGTGTATAATGGTGCAAATGTGTTCAATGGTTTCATTGTTGATATCAAGGGTGTAAGATGTTTTATGCCAGGAACTGAATCTGATATTGTTCCATTGAATGATTTCAATGATCTTCTTGGAAAGGAACTTTATGTGATGCCTGTAAATTATATCAATGATGGTCTTATTGTTTCACATAAGGAATTCTTGAATACACTTAAACCAAGTGTTATGGAGAAACTTATAAACCTTGAAAAGGGAACTGTGGTTGAAGGTGTTATTTCATCAGTAAAACATTTTGGTGTATTTATTCTTATTGATGACTGTGTTGCTACTTTACTTTCAGTGTCAGAGATGAATGAAGTGACAGAGTCAAAGTTCAAGAATGAACAATTGAAACCGGGAGACAAGATTGATATTTATATTGACAGTATCAATGGTGATCGTGTTGTAGTTACTCAGACTGCAAGCAAAAGTGAGGGATGGTATAAACTGAAGGAGAGTGTTGATAAGACAAAGAACTATGTACTCAAGGGTGAGGTGAAGAATATTTTTGACAATGGTGTTGTTATCATTTCAAAGGAATTCAATGACATCACTTTCTTCCTTTCGGCAAAGGTTGTGAATCTTGAAGGTCTTGAAATAGGGAAACCTGTGGAACTTCCTGTCGAGAATGTGGATACTGTGAAGAAGACTGTGAGACTGAAGATTGATTAGTCCATTTTTAGCATTTGAAATTATATTTTTGAGACTGTTTTCAATTGAAAACAGTCTCTTTTCATAAATATATAAAATAATTTTATATGGCATTCTTATCTGGTGAAAATAATAACTTTCGTTTTTCTTTTCCAAAATTGTTTGTTCCTCAAGATATTGAGAACAAATATTCTCCAGTATTGAACAGGATACCTGGTAATATGTGCACCACTGTTGTAGATTTCTTGAACTACAGTATTCAGACAGTTCATCTTGATGTGAATCCGAATCAGTATGATCCAATAGAACAGCATGACAGGGGAACACAATATGGAAGAGTGTCAAGGTCTGATTTTTTCCCTGATTTTCTGTGGTTGAAAGATATGTCAATTGATTTTCAACTTGATTCTGCTTATATTGTATGGGCAGTTCTGATGGATTTGTTTTTATATTATTATTGTATAAAAGACAAGTATATACCCGCTGTTCCTGGTATGGAGATACTTGATTGCTATGATAAGGTCTTATATAGAATAAAATTTGAAGATTTACTGTTTACAAGTGTGAGTGGTCTTGAATTTGATTTCAGTTCAAACAGTGTGGAACAGAAAAAGATAACCACGACATGGAAGATGAACAGGGCAAGAATAGAATTTGAACCATCAAGAATATAATTATGTATGTAATAAAGAAAATAGATAAGAAACTCCACAGGGGTGATACAGTAGTCTGGACATTGAAGTTCAAAGATAAGAACATTGATATCAATGAGTTTTATAAATTTGAAAAAATAAATTATACTGTTGGAGATAATGATGTCATATTAAATGATATAAGTAAGGTAATAAAAGGTAAGGGACATTTGTTTAAGTTGTTTAATGATAATCCTTTTGATGGTGGTAATGTTGTACTGAATTTTCTTGATGACAGTATCACAGGAAATGAAAGAAACTGGAATTATGGAGACAGGGTTGATGTCAATAAGGAAATAGGAGATGAGATTGAATATACCATTATGAAAACAGGATATGTTCATAAAGGTTCAATCAAGAATTATGTCATCTCTTCAAAATATAAAGACTTACCCATCATAGGAGAAGGAATTCAATTCACTGATGATGATTTGATTGAGAAGAAAATGACTGTCATAACATTGCAGAATTATGATGGTGGTAATATGGACAGTTATCTGATCAGGAGAAATGGGGAAGAGATTATTGATGAGATTACAATCAATGACAATAATGTAAGTTTTGCATGTAAATTGAATGATACTGTTTCATTTGAGTTGAGAAGGGGTAATAAATCATATGACGAACATATCATTATAAATGAAACAATGTATGAAAATGGTACAACTGGAAAAACATTTGATTTTGAAACCTTGAATGAAGAGTTTGTGATAAAAGTAAACAATAAGAAAATAAGTGATATAACAGAGATAGGATATGGATATAGTGGTGATAGAAACATCTTGTTGCAGTTTGAAAAACCAAATATAAAGGGTAGTGTTGAAATAATTTCTAATATCAATGATATTGATTTTGAAAGTGGTTATTATGAAGATACTGACAAATGGAAGATAATTTTCACACCAAATACTACAAGTAAGGATAAGAATTATAAGTTGACTTTCACAGCAAATTATTATAAACCATATGTGTGGTCATTTGTTCAAAAACATGCAATAGAAGGAACATTGACATGGTCTCCTCAAGATTTGACATATGATACTACAAATACTTCTACTGTTATGACAGGTGTTCAGATTACAGAAGCAATAGGAACACTTACACCTTATTATGAAATTCTGGAGGCAAAACTTTCATCTATAGATGCAACAAGTTATTTTCAGTCTGCATTGAATAATAATACTGGATATTTGTCTCTGGGTAAATTGTTATTCAAGGTGACAGGAAAATATAAGATAACAATGCAGGTTACAGGACAATCAAATAAAACATATATAAAACCATCTACATATCCACCTATTCAAAAAAGTTTTTATATAACTGTCAAGTTAAAATAAAAAAATGGAGGACTTGAAAAGTTCTCCATTTTGTTTATTCATTGTCCTTATTATAATTTTCATAACAGAATTCTTCAAATGATTTTACTGCATTTTCATGAAGATTTATAATCTTATACAGTGTTGAATCTATAATTCCAAGTAAATCATCAATTGTTGAATTGATTTCTGTATAATCACCAAGAATATATTTGTTTGCATTGATGAAATCCTTCAGTTCCTGAATATATTCAACTTCAGTCTTTGCTTCTCCCGCAATCACATTTACATAAGGGTCTTCAATGACACCATTGATACCCTGATATTGTTCAATAATCTTATCTACAATACCCAGTGCCTGATAATAAAACTCATTCAGTGCTGTGTGTATTGAATATGATTTTGTTTTGAGATGCATTCTCCATACTATTGTCACACTTTCCTGAAGTGTTCCAAAGAATTCTGCAACAGTAGGAGCAAGAGGTGCATTAGGTTCTTCTGGAACAGGAACTACATCTCCTTCCTGTGGTGCAGGAATTATTTCATCAGTCTGTGCAAGAGTCTCACTATCCACAGGAACTGGTTCTGTGATAGGTGCATCATTTATAATTATATTATCTTCCATAATAAAAAAATATTTGTAATATATTTATGACAGAAATGTTTGCAGTGATTTCGACTGTTCAAGTTGTTTTTGTTCCATAAGATAGTCATAGTCTTTCTTGAAAGTCCTGTATATCTTATGGTTTGCTGTATCATTCACTACGAATATGTTTCTTGATATTTCATATTCATTGTTATTTGTATCTTTTAGTGTCAAACTTATTGTGTAGTTTCCTTCTTCCTTCAGGAGACAGGTAAGGTATTTTCCTTCATATGTCTGTTGATGACCTGTAGTATTATTTACTATTGTCCACACAGGATTGTTTTTCCCTGATATTCTGGTACATTCATAACCCAGAAGAAACCATGTGTAAGGTTTTACATCTACACCATTTCTTATGTATCTGGCATATTTTACATAAGGATAGAGAAAGCTCATACCATAAGATACATTGTCAGCAAGATACCATTCATTGGTCATATTATCATTGAAATATGGACCTTTGTTGATAAGTTCTCCTTTTGTTGTATATGTAGGCATAGAAAAATCAGGTTTATTGTCTGTCGATGTTCTTTCGGTTACTGCCCATGCTGTCATTTCCTTCAACTTGTCATCAATGAACTTATACATTTCATTTTCCTTTGACATATTATATGAAAGATTCTCCGGAAGATTTCTTGCATCATAATAAAATCCTTTGAGTTCAATCTGGTAAGGTTCAACCTTGATACATTTTGTTTTTGTAATCTCCTGTCCATCTACTGTCAATGACACGTCATAATAACCTGTATATGGAAGTTTTATGAATACTTGTTCACCTTTGTCTGTAAATGTGAAGTCTTTTCTTTCATATGTCTTTATTATTCCTATGTTTTTCAATTCTTCGTCTGTCTGGTCAATGGACATTCTTGCTGTCCAGATTGTTTCTGTATGACCAAATGAACTTGCGTTTTCAAATGTTATATGATATTTGACACCGTCAATTTCCTTGCAGTCATCTCTGATAGTTTTGTCAAATTCATATTTACCGGTTGATTCTCCATTTTTATCTTTTATTTCTATAAGACTTGAAAGTTTATAACCGAAACTTATTCCTGCATTTTCAAAAGTGAGACTGTCAAATGTCCTGTTTGTCAATACAACTTTTGCTGACACAGGTGCAAAATCATCATCAGTATTGTCCAGATCATCAAATCTTGTATGTTCTATGAATGTCTCCCTATAATAATCATTATATAATTTACATATTGTGTCATTGTCTGGATTTTCTATGGATGACAGGAAAATTCTCTGACCCTGTATATTACTATATTTTGTATCCGCAATATCACTTATTACATTAAACTGTGTCAGGTGTCCTGTTGATGATGATATACCTTTATATCCTTCTTTTTCTATTATATATCTTTCAAAGTATCTGTCATCGGTTATATGGATATATTTTCCCTGTTCGATGTCAAAATCAACATCAAGATTTGCCTTATACAGTTCAGTATGTGTTTCATCATTGAGTTTTGTCAGTCCCTGTAATCCGAAATAATTTGCTTCCCCTATTATGTCTATTATTCTGCTTGTTCCGGGCATAAACTCCTTGTTGAGTTTCTTTCTCAATGTCAACAGTTTTATGAGTGCTTCTTCAATGGTGTATGCAAAGTTTTCCTTCATTTCAGGAAGTTCCCACTCATCCACTTCTCCTGTGGGTTGGTTCAATGAATATACCAAAGCAAGTTGGTTTATCTTCTTGTAGTCCTTGTTAGGTAAGGTTATGGATCGTGTACCTATGTTCAAAGTCTCCTTCTTTGTAAGACTGTATTTTGAACTATGATATATCTTGCCGAAATTTATGTCATTTGAATTGACATTCTTCCAGTATTCTATGATGTTCAGGTTGTCATAACCAAAGAATTTTATTGCATTTATTATGGCCTTGTAAGAACCTATGTAAGGATATATGTTGTTTCCTTCCATCATAAGCTCCTTCCTTTTTTCATTGAGAAGAATATAATCTGGTTTATATTCTTTTATATCACTTTTCTTGAATATGATTGTATCATCTGGAGTTATATTGTATCCCAGATTTGAATTCCATATCTGGAGTCTTTCATCTTCCTCCACAGTTTCAGCAAAGAACTTTATTCTTGCTATTGTTTTATTTCCGCATTTTATTACAAGTGTCCTGTTATATGTGGTCGCATCATATTTTTCATTTGCAATAAATGCTATGTGGACAGGAAGTGTCTTTGATGAATTTTTGAACTCATCAAGTTCTACATCATATTTGTCAAATCTGTTTATGATAAGGGTGTTGCAGTCCGGACCATCATTTGGTGTATATTCCAGTGCAGATGTTTCCTTGATGATATAGTTCTCATCAAAGTTGAACATAAAGAATTCATCAACAAATTTGTTGAGACTGTCCCATTCAAATACAATCTTGTCTCCTGTTTCTCCTGTAGGAAAGACAAAATTATCATTTATGTTTTCAAGAATATATATTGTGGTGTTCGCATAAAGACCAACACTGATCTTAGGAAGATATATACAACCTTCCCAGTATCCTCTGTCATTCCAGTCAAAATTGAGTTCATATCCATCCTTATCAAAAAAATGGAGATTTCTTATATTCTGTTCAGTCATCAGTCAATTCTTTTATAGTCTTTTCTTACAGCATAATTGTTGAAGTTTCTCAAATATTTGACACTGTTTATGAGATGGGACATTATCCTGTTCAGGAAAGGAAACATTTCTCTCATATTTGGGTTTTTTTGAAGATAACTACTGGTGTTGTTTTCCATCAGTTTATCTTCATACTTGTATCCTTCATTCTTTGTTTCCCATCTGTCTTCATTTATGATATCATATATTGAAGAGAAACCCTTATATTTCACTATGTTTATGTCAGTGTTCTTTGATGTGTCCATATTATGAATTGTTTTTCAATAATGTGTTCAGTTTTCTCTGCATATTGAGATTGTATGAAGAATTGTCCACCTTGTCAATGAAGAATATGTTCAATGGTCCAAGTTTGCCTTCTTCAGGTGTTTCGGTATAATAGTTTCCGTCCCTGTCTTTCCACCCTCCTTTCGGGATGAACACTTCATATTCATTCATCTTGAGATTTCCGAAATCATCAAACCCTACTCTTGGGTCATCCCCATAATTCACTATTACTTTCTTTTGATTTTCGACATATTCAAGATTTTTCCATACTTTCTCGGTGGTATAGTAATAACCATCAATTATTGCCCTTTCATTTTCTTCATTTACAAAGAATACATCACAGGTATCTACACCATCAATTCCTTCCACAAGAGATATTATATCAGATACAGGGACAATGTCATTTCTGTTGATATTGAGATAATACTTGTCAAGTGCAGACCTTATGCTGCTTTTTATAAGTGTCTTGTCAATGTTCTCAAAATATCTTACTATGATGTTGATGACATATTTCTTTATTTTTGGGTCTATTATTTCCACTTCAGCATTGACAAGCATTCTTCCTGAATTGTCAAGAGCATTGATGACCGACTGTTTTTCATCATCATTCAATATGAATTCCTTTGTAGGGAGTTCGAAGAAGTCCTGACTGTTTGATAATTTTTTCTTTATGTCAGGTATTATCTTCAAATAAATCACATTGTCATCATATACATTCGCGTCATCTTTTGTGTTGTATGCATATATGAAAGAATACTGATTATATTTTGACAGATAACTTACATAGTTTTCGGGAGTTGCAAGCACAAATGACTTGCTGGTTTTCGGTGCGACAAGTTTCGTGAATTCTGGATCCTCAAAATCACTCCCAAGCATAGGAGACATAATTGTCTGTATTGTGAGTATATCATTGAGATTTACTTCATTTCCAAGTTCATCTGTTCCTGTGTCTTCAAATTTGTATGTAAGGTTGTTTGACTGTGCATTTCCACTTGCACCATCGGTTCTTATGTATGTTATTTCAATACGAGACCCAGCTGGAGGTATTTTACCAAATTCTCCGTTCCCGAAAAATACAGACAATCCCACATTTACAGATGACTTCACTATAAAACATTCACCTTTGTCTGTGCCGTCATCTGCTGGCATATCATAAAGACTTTCTACTCTTTTCCATTCCTTTCCGTTTACTGTGACTGCCACATTGTCATTGTCTGTCATAGTTTTTACTATGGGATTGAATGACTGTAATGACGTTCCATCGGATATAAATGTTTGACTTTCTGGAGTTCCCTGTATATAATTGACATTTACAAAACCACTATCTGCAACTTTCAACCTTATATAATCTGTAGGAAGATTGATGAAATATGTGCATCCTGTTTCTGGTATTGTGAATTTTGTAAAATTATTTATCACTACATAATTCCCTTCAATGAGATTGGTGGATGTGTTCAGCTTGATACCCATCATACCATATGCACTTCCACCACGGTATGCATTATGACCTGTCATCTGTGCAAGTCCATATATGGTTTCAATATTTTGTGCAGTCTTTATGTTGAGTTCCTCTGCTGTGTGTGAAATATATGTGAATATCAGTTCCGCCATATTCGCTATGACTGTCAATAATTGACCGAATGGTGAGGACGATGTAAATACAGCAGCAACTTGTCCATATTTGCTGTGAAGAAATGCAACGGCCTGTTCCATAAGTTGTGAGGCCTTCAGTTGTGTTTTGCTGAAAAAAGACATGCCTATTTATCAAATTATATAGGTATTTATGAAAAAAATCAGGAAATTGTCGTTCCTGATTTTATAAAAATTATACCAAATATGATGAAATTTTTTTGTTGTTTATCACAAGGTCTACTATCATAGCAACATTGTATTTCCATTTGACAAAATTGACATCAACATCCACCTTGTAAGAACCATCAAGATAAATGAAATTGTTTATCTGTTCCATTATGATGTTCTTTATCTGTGTCTTATTATATGTCGTGTCAAACAGATACTGTTCAAGATTGCATCCAAATTCAGGCATACATAATACTTCACCTTTCTTTGTGAATAGTATCATATCCACCTGTTGTATTATTTCATCCAGTTCATTTGTTATTTCAAGTACATTGTCCTTATATCTTGGTTCCTCTTCAGGAATTGCATATATGTCCTTCAGCATTATTGAATTATATTTACATTATTTTTTTCAACATTGTCATCAATTTCAGCCATTGTTGATATTATTGAAGTGTCCTTCAATGTACCACCTTTCATAATTCCACCCATTTTGCCGAGTTGTCCGGATACATTGCAGTCCTTCAACTGAATATTTCTACTGACAAAACAATTTTTTAACCTGCTTTCAGTACAGTTCGCATAACCAAACAGATTGCAGTCTATGATTGATGATGCATCTATTTTTGTGTCATATATGTCGCAGTTTCTTATTGTGCAGTTTTCAAGTTCACTTTCCACAATATCTACTCCTGACAGATGATAACATTTTTTGAGTTCAAGACCTTTCAGCTGGAGTCTTGATATATCAGAATCATAGTTTATTTCCACATCCTTGATATCATTTCTTATGACAATGTCAAAAAGCTTGTCCTTGATAGACGGGAATATCACATTTATTACAGAAATGTCATCATTGAGATCACTTGTTATTTTGATGTTCTTATATCTTGCCTTGAATAATTCATAACATCCAAATGCATCAAGGATGTCCCTATACTTTTTGTTCAGTTTGTCAAGTTTCTCAATTTCATCTTTATTGAGATTTGTATCAAAACATGTGTTGTATATTGTAATGATTGTATGATTAACACATTTGAGTATTTCTTCCCATTTATTCCTGTAATTTATTTCTCTTGCATATTTGAAAGATATATAACCAAGATTCAGTCTGTCAAATGTGATACCATAAATGTCTGTATCATCAGTATATTTCAGTGATTCCAATTGTTTTCTTATGGTATCTCCACACATTTCAAGATTCTGTGGTTTTATGTCCGTCAATTTTTCCAGATTTCCATCCTTTGTTGCATCACATAATGTTTTCAATATAAAGTCCTCATTGAATTCAAGAATGAACTTTGTGATGTTTATTTGTGAAATGTCACAGAAATCCTTGTTGAAACCTATATTGAAATACAGATATGAATTGTTGTATGTTTTTAATGACTTCAACAATTCAAGAATTTTAGGAAGTATGAATATTGCTTCAAAATAACTGTATAGTGAAGTTTTGATTTCATAAGAATTCCCATCCTTGATGAGTACAGCAGAATTGTCCGTAGGTTCGAGAAGTTTGTAGTCTATGTTTGAATATGATATGTCCCTATTGAGAATATCCTTGAGTTTTTCTATAAGTATGTTCTCATCATCCTTGAACTGTCCTTTGAATTCAAATCCTATAAGTGAATTACCAGTTATCTTGTCATTCTGGAATAAGTCCTTGTTCATTATTCGTAAGATAAAATATAGTATATTTATGAAAAGAGTGGAGATTTATTTCTCCACTCATCATCAAATACTGTAAAAATCAAAACTTTTACCATTGTCATCAAGACAGGATATTGATACTGTTCCATTGTATTTCTTCGGGTGCAGTATTCTGTGTGCTCCAGCTATACCAAAATATGCAATCTGTGTGCAGAATGCAAAAGCATTATTAGGTTTTCCGTTTGCATCCACTGGTTCATATTTCCAGAAACTAGAACACAAATCAAATAAGGCGTTTGCCTTGCAGTCAAGTCCATCATCAGGATTTGCCCAGAAAAAACTTCTAGATACATTATCCACAATGAGTTGAAACATTCTTCCCAGTTTATCACTTGCGGTGGGTTTCTGCATTTGATTTATCAGTCTGTTTGCATCATCCTGTGAAATGTTCCCTGACTTTATCTGTTCATTGATTTCATCCAGTTTGAATTGACGTACTTTCTGTATCCATATTGTTCTTTCAGGCATATATCCCAGACTCAATGCAACATTCATATCCTGTATGTTGCTTGTTAAAGTCTGCAAATCAGCTTTGAAACCACAGGAAACAGCTTTGTCATATCCTTCAGTTATGCATTTCAATATTTCTTTCTTCAGTTCTTCACTGTCCAAATAATTTTTCTTTGCCAAAGTAAATAAGGGATATTTTTTATATAAATAAAAATAACAAACTTGAAAAGTGGAGACAATTTCTTGTCTCCACTTTCTTTTATATGTCAATTTTCAAGTCTTTTTTAGGAACTATGATTTCCTTGTCATCCTTGTAACAGGTTATCAATGACTCATCTTCAAGTTGTCCTATTTCTGTTGATGTTATAAGAACCTTATCTCCTTTCTTCAGTCCGTCAATATCCTTCAGGAGAGATACTTCAATGTATCCGTTCTTTTTCATCTTTTTCTTGTCATATTTGAGGACTTTGGGATCCACAGTTTTTTCAAGATATGTCTCATTGACAAATTCTTGAAATGTCTTTATTTTTTTCATAACAGAATTATTCTGTGTATGATTCTTGAAGCTGCTTCTCAAACTTTCTTATTTCACCTTCAATGAGTTTGAGAGCTTCCTTGAGTTGTTCATTGTTGTCGGTTTCCTGAATACCTGCAATAAGTTCAGCCTTTTTTTCGGAAAGAAATGCAAGTGTATCCTTAATTTCATTTCTCTTTGACTCTATGATTGCCGATTTTTCACCTTCCACCTTGAGTCTTTTTTCAAGTATGGTGGTGGCATCATATTTCATAAACTCCTTGATTGCCTGACAAGCTTCCTTTGCGGTCTTGTATAATGTCATTTCATTGATATTGAAAGGAGCATTTACCTTATTCACATATACCCCTTCTTCAACATTGATGATTGATACAAATGCACCTGCAAACTTGTCATTCTGGATTGTAATGACCGGATTGTCAATCTCACAGAGGATATCCTTTGATTCAAAGAACTTTACAAGTTTCTTACAGTTTCCTATTGTCTCCCTGTCAAATATTCCACATCTCTTCAGTGTCTCATTGATGTCAATAATAGACATATCATTGATATTATTTACACCTGTGAGACCTATCTTGTCATTCTTGCAGTCATATTCAAGAACCATATTGTTCTTTCCATAATATACAAGTCTATCCTTGTCGGCTTCATATTTCATCAATGAGAGACCTTCAAGCACATTGAGATACTTTCTGTCTGTAACTACAGCTTCATCAAGTTTCTTTCCATCAAAGATGTAATTCTTTCCGTTGAGATTGAAGATTGTTTTTCCATTGTCTTCAATAACTGGAGAGAATACTTTCTTTACTGAACATGAAGAATTTTCATAAATCTTTTCATTCACTTCTCCCTGTTCTGCCTTTTCTTCCGCAACTATTGCAGAAAGAATTCTCTTTGCATCAGTGTTCCATGAATTTTCAAGAAGAACATCCTTCAATGCAAGTCTGGTGTTATCTTCATTTACAAGAACATCTACAAGTCCTTCATAAAGATTTGCATATGATGCATTTGATGACTGTCCTGCAAGACTGTTTGCAAAATTTGCTGCAACATAACTCCATTTGTCAGCAACAAATGACTCTTCTATCATCTTCCTGAAATCAGAAACAGGCATAAGCCAGTCATATTGTGTAAGATTTGAATAAAGTCCTTCAGCAACGGAATACTTCAATACAGGATTTACAAGAGTGTCATTTATTTCATATCCTGCCTTGATCTTTTCTTCCATCACAGTCTTGTCATCCTTCGTAATCTGGAGTTGTGCCATTCCGTTCTCGATGATTCTCTGCGCATTTGAAGCTGAAAATCCGAGACTGTTGTCCGACTTCATCTCTTCAAGAGCAGAGATTGCCTTCTCGGACTGAACATGCATTTTTTCAAGCGTGAGTTTCATATTATTATTTTCCTTTACGATATTTATATCTTTATTTACCTGTGCAGCATGTTTATTGTAGTAGTCAAGATGAGACTCAATCATTTCTGGAATCATACCCAGCTGCCACAATGACTGCTTGATTACTTCATCACTCTGTCCTGTTTTTTTGAAAGATGCAATGAGGTTTATCAAATTAGTGTTTATGTTGTTATCCATTGTAAGATATATGTATTTTATTTATTTATGATCAAAGTCCGGCAAGAGGATTTGATGACTTTTTCTTTTCATTGTTTTCTTTGTCATCATTTTCATCAGTTTTCTCATTATCTATGTTATCCTGATTGTCATTCTGTTTATCTTTCTGACTATTATCTTCTTCCTTTTTACTGTCCAAATTTTTATCAGGAGATTTTTTGATGTCCTTTTTATCGTCTTTTATATCATTTTTATGTTCTTTATCCTTCTTGTCATCATTTTTCTCATCTTTATCAGACTTCTTTACATCTTTGTCTAATTTCTTTTCATCATCCTTTATGTCCTTGATCTCATCCTTTATTGAACCTATATCTTTTTTGAGATCATTTATCATGTCTTCTATTGATTTGAATTCTTTCTTTTCCTTCTTTTCATCTTTTGACTTTTCATCCTTTTTCTTGAAGTCTGCAAATGACAGGGGTTGTCCCATATGATCCTTTATCTCAAGTTCCTGTTTTTCGGGTTTTGTATCCTTTACTTCAGGTTCATTGAGATGATTCTTATGGACTATGTCAAGATATGATGAGAAAGAATAGTTGTTCTCATCGTCTCTGTTTGTTATTTTATTGTTTATTTTATCCACCACTTCATTATACAGTCTTACCACCCCGGGAGACATCACAAGAGATTTGTAGTCTTCTGGTTTCTTTGACTTGAAACTTCCAAGAAGTGTCTTGAATATTGACTTGTATTCAGGATTTTCCTTGAGTATCTTCTTTGTGGTCTCATTTGAAATCTCATCTATATTCACATCAAAATCAACATTTATTGATTCCTTTACCACATCATTTGTATCAACATCAAAATCTTCAAGCTGGGATTTCTTATATTTTATGTATCTGTTGAATAATCTGTAAAACAGTTCCAGATATCGTTCTCCTTCATTATCACTATGGAGTATTATAGAATCAAGATCTTGACCTATCATAAAGACTGCAAAATCAGATAAAAGAACATCAGTATTGTCTTTGAATCCTTTGCTTGATTTGTTTCTCAATATGAGATTTGTCATATATGGATCAATAAGTTTCGCGGACACGGGTTTTGTTATACCATCATCTGAAACAAATTTGAATATGAATCCGTCAATAGGTGAATCAAAACCATCATTTTGATATAATGAGTGTGTGAGACTAGGGTTTAACAATGTTATGATGAACCTTGCAAATGAATCCTTATCTGAACCATTTTTGAGATAGTCATTAAGTTTCTCCTTTTGATATTGAGACAGATAACCTTTGAATACAGGTTCTTGATATGATATATCAAACATTTCTGCCCATGGTCTCAAATCATCAATATCTTCAATCTTTGTTCCTCCAGCAGTTATGATGCAGGAAAGAACAAGATTATTTTTAGGCAGAACCGAATAGTTGATGAAACTGGGTTGATGATTTGGAAAATATTTGCATATGAATGTCCAGTTCCCAGGTATCTTGTCGATTATGATTTTACTCAAATTGTTCAGATATGTCATGCCAGTGGAGTAAAAGTTTGTCATGACTTTATCGGCCACAGTTATTTCTTTTTTATTTATTCCTGAACCCTTGAAGAAAGTCAGTTTCCTGTTTAAGTCCATCTCTGAACTTATTCTTTTCTGAAAACTCAATGTTGCTGCATTGAGTTTTTCATTGACTATAACTTCCTTGTTTAAAAGGTTGTCAAGAAATTCCTGTCCTTCAGTATTGAGTATGTTTTGTAAGTTCAACATATAAATCAGTAAATTGTAAACATAATGTATTTATGAGAAAATCATTTATTTTATGATTTTTCTTTGAATAAGTCCTTCATTCAAATCTTTTTTCTTCAAATCATCAAGAGACTTTACCTTCATAGGTGATTTGTGTGTATTTGATTTCAATGTTGGTTCTTCAATTGTGTGTGCATATGATGAAGATATAATTTCTTCCATAACACCTCCTGTCCGCAATCCATATACACCAAATTCATCTGGTCTATATTCTATTATGCCTTTTGAATCCTTTGGTATTTGAGAAAGCATTTCATCAATTTCACACATAAGGAGTCCATCTTCAAATGCCGGAATAAATGACTTCATTTCCACATTAAATGAAGTTGAGAATTCCTTCTTGTCATTGAGACCAAATTCTTGTGGAAATTCCTGATTGTAATCTGATGGAAATGATAGACATGCATCCACATTGAACATCCCGAAATCAACCTTGAAGTAATTTGGATTCTTATATATCTTCGATATTATTGATTCTGTTATCTTGAACAATTCTATATTGTTTGAACATATGACCTTGCAGTCAAAAGAAAGAGTAACAGGAATCCACTCCACATTCAGGTATAATGTTCTCAATACTCCCTGACTTTCCCTTACAATTTTTGTCCTATTGTATTTATTTGTCTGTTCTGCTTGGTTTATACTGAATCCTGTAAGGTTTGTCATACATCTCGGAACCGATTCATAATCTCCGAATGCCTTCCCCTGTTCAAGAGCATCATAGTAAAATTCATCACGCAAAAATCTTTCACTATTTCCACCCACAATTGCATAAAGACAAGGAATATTGATTTTTTGAACAGAACCATTGTTTAATCTATTGTATATGTATAATTTTTTATTCATTTCTGCTAAAAAACATACAATCATAGATCTTATAAAGACATCATCTTTATTATATTTTTCATTATAACTGTTCATAATATTCATTAAATTGTTGTATAAGATCATCAAAATTATTAGTGAATATTTCTAAAAATCTTAAATTATTAGCTTTAGCAATTGCTCTTTTATTTACATCTCTAATAGTCCAATCTTTTATTGCTTTAATGTAATATGGTGTATTTTTTTCTTTCCAACATTTTATAATATTTATATCATCTATATTATTAGGGTCAAATGGATGTTTACCATGAGTCCAGTTTCCTTGAATTTCTACATATATACATTTATCTACAATGTAAAAATCACAAGCAAATGGATATAAATCAGATGTATATTGTTTTTCAAATGGTATATTGTTTAATAATAAATAATTTTCAAATTGATTTTCAAGTTTAGATGATGATGTTGTTTTGTTCTTTTTCTTTGAACTTAAAATTTTATTGAGTTTGTCTGGGTCTGAAGCTGCTTCTTTGCATTTTTTTATAAAATAATTATATCTTTCATTTGACCATTGAGTTCTGGTAATATGACATTTTATTTTACTATTTAACCAACTTTCTTCACTTCTGTTTAGTTGACCATTTACAGCATTAATATGATGCTGCTGTTTCTCTTTTTCACTCCAAGACATACGAGTTTGTTTACATTTCTCTTGTATTTCAATTTCTCGTTCAATACTATTGTGAAATCTATTAAAACACATTTCCGAAAATTTATTCTTTTCTTCTGGAGATAGGTTTTTGTAATAATTTATAAGACTTTCACTTTTCTTTTTATTAATTTTATTTTTATATTCTTCAGTAAAATTGTTAAATGTTTCTTTTGTTTTTCTTTTTACATTTTCATCATTTGCAGCACAAGTATGACAGCAGAAAGGGTAATATCCTGTTGCAAATGAGTGAAATCTTTTTTTATTACCACATTTACATTTAAATGATATTAATTTATAATCATCTATAAAATATAAATATAATTTCTCTTTAAATGATAAATCTAGAAAATAAAAAAATGTATTTTTAAAATCTGCATATATAGTTTCAAACTTTTTTTTAAAGACTGATTCTCTGCATAAGTTTGGGTTTTTTACAGATTTAAAGTATTCAAATAATTGATATTTATCTTTAATTTCATCCATTTTACTCTTCTTCCTTGTCATTTTCAATTTCATCCTCATCATCAAGTTCAGGGACAGGTTTTTCATACCCAGCATCCTTGAGAGCATTATCAACTCTGTCTATACTTTCCTTGTCATCTGGATCAATACCGAGAACATTTTCTATATCCCTTGTCCTGTCCTCAAGATCTTCAATCCTGTTCTTTATTGAATTCTTTTTCTTCTCTTTGTTCTCATCCTCCACTTTCTGATCAAAGTCATCCCCGTCACCGTCATCTATATGTATATATCCAGTAATCTGCGGATTATAGTCTGCAACCATATTCTTCGTTATGTAATTGATATAGTCCTTGTTCTTTCCATGAAGTTTTATGTCAAGAAGTTCCCTCCATCCTATTTCACGCTTTGCCCTTGATGTGTTCAAGTATTTTATCACATCCTTGTCAAAGGCAAGATGTCTTGCTATGTCCTGAACTATTTCCTTTATTGACTTCATTTCAAATATGAAATCGGTATATGACTTTATGTTGTTCATAATAAAAACACAATATATTATATTTATGAAAAAAGTGGAAAATCAAAAAGACTTTCCACCACTTCAAATAAACAAAAACAACAAAAAATGGACTACTTGTCAAGTATGCCAAGATACTGTGTCTCCTTTACAGACGCGATTCTCCATTCATTCATATCTCCGTCATACTCCTTCTTCACAATTTCATTGGCCTCCTCTGATGTCTTTGCATGGACAATCCATTTTTCATTCCATTTTTCCATCTTTGGATTTCCTGCCTTGTCCTCTTTGTCAGTCTCCCTCTGGAGCTTGACAGTCACTTCAAAATAATTCACTTCTACGTCTTTTGCCATAATTTTATAAAATTTTTAGAAAAGTTTCACATTGTTGTATAACACTTCATTTGGAAGCTTGCTTACTTCCTTCAGATCTTCAAGAATCTGGATTTGAAGATATGTGCTCAATTTTTTCCATGTTGATGATATTCCCACACCGCAATATTCACATACAAGAACGAATATCTGTGCCATAGTATAGTCTTCCTTCATTCTCGCATAACAGTATATGATGATGTCATTTATAATCTGGTATGTTATCACTACTTTGTCATCACCCAGAAGAATTGCCTTGTATTTTGAATTTATTATTATATTGTGGAATATTTTCTGGAATTCAACATCTTCATATGTTGAATTGTAATGACAACACTGTGGATCAATGGTTATCTTGTCATTCGATAAATCTTCTGCATAATCTACCTGATTCCATTTATTGTGTTTTATCTTGAGACTTCTTGATGTCTGTATTCTTTCTTCTACTGTTTTATCACTTGATTTCTTTTTGAATATATCTACTCCATTTTCATCAAGTTGTTTCTTTTTTTCTTCAATGGGTGGTTCCTGTGTGTCCCATTCATTATTGTCAATCATTTATTTTCAATTCAGTTTGAAATAAAAATAACAAAAATGAGAAAAGGGTATTATCTTTTCTCATTTTTCATCAAAATAATGATTCTTCCAAATCTTCTTGATCATTATCAATATATGTTTGAACTGTTTGATTTGTCAGGATTTGTGGTTTATGTGATTCATCCCAGCTTTCATTGTAGTTTATGATATTCTTCACAGTTCTCGGTTGTATATTCTTTTTTATGAATTCTCTCAAATGTTCCGGAAGACCATATTTGTCAAACAGACATTCATCAATATAGTCTATGTCATCTGATTTCCAGAAATCTTCTGAATAATTTTGAGTAGGAACAGATTTCCAAGCAGATTGATAACAGTCATGTGTATATTTGTTATCCATAAGAAGACATCTTGTGAATTTTGTCATAAGATATTTTGCATGACACTTTGCAAGTTTAAAATTATCAAACTTGCCTGTTTCTATATAAGTTTCTGTGCAGATTTCATTTGGATAACCTATGATGATATTTGCATATGTACCTCCCAGATATTCACCATTCATTCCACCCCATGACTTTGTATAAAATACTTTGTATTTATTTTTATGATCATTTGTTTTGCCTTTTTTAGGTAATGTATAGTCTTTATCTATATATCTTACACTTGAATTTCCATATATGAGTATGTCATCATTATTTGTTCTAGTTTCATTAGGTGCAGCAAGACCATATTTTTTGGAGTCTTTGAAGAAATCAGTTCTCAATCCATATGGTTTCAATTTTGATACTGTTGATTCCATTGAATTGAATTTATGATGAGATTTTACAATATCTACAATTTCAACAATTTCTGGAAGTTTCTTTGTTTCTTCAATGTGTAATCTTTTACATTGTGGATTTTTATGATCTGTATAAATCAACTGCTCTCCATTCAGACCATTGTCATATCCTTTTTTCCAATATATTATATTTGTAAACTTTGCACCTGAAATATTTTTGAACACATCCTGCACATTGTCAATATATACAATTTGTCTGTCTTCTTTGATTTCCCTGTTGTTCATAATGTCAAGTCCATTTTTTGATTTCGGATCCTGCCAACCTTTTGGAAAAATCATACAAACTTTCTCTGCACCACTTTGAATGGCCCATTTATAAAATTTTGGATATATCTGTGATTTATGTGAACCTGTATATGGTGGATTTGCAATTATTATACTGTCTTTGAAAAATCCCATATTTTCAATTTCATTTGATATGTGAGACAACCATAAATCAGTGTCTGTCTTATATGATATCTCGTCATAAAATATAACAAAATTTATATCCACACCATATCTTCCAAACTGAATTCTCAATGCTTCACTATATGCAATACATATAATGGGTATGTCATATTTCTTCAGTCTCTTGTATAGTTCGGGTCTGTCAATGATAATGTGTTTTATGGAATTGTCAATGACATCTTGTTTGTCAATATAAGATTTTGTCATATTGACAAGCAAATCATCATTTATGTATCCTGTTGGTATTTGTTCAGTTATTGTTTTAAAATAAAGATGATTCTCCATTATATATTTTTTGATTGATCCAGTTTTCAATATCGGTTATAATACTCTTGCATTTGCTCCTATAAAGATTATGAATTCTTCTGTCTGTATCGATACACATCCTTGATGTTCTTTCTGTCATAAATTGATCTTTTATCATCTTCACAAAGATGTCATCATATGTTATTTTGTTTGTCAAGTCTCTTTCAGTCAATTCTGATCTCAATAATTCAATGAAATCAAGCAGGACAACATTATCTCCATATATTGAAAGATATTGACAGAACCTTTCTGTTGAATAATAAATGAGACTGTTTGTGTCATTTATATCCTTCACAAAACTTTCATACTCCTGCCTGCTCAATATGTGATAGTATTTTCCATCCACTTTCCCATCCTTGATTTTTTGAACAATTTCATTCATTATGGAAACGATGTTATTATTTGAAATATTTGAATCAACAAATCTTATTCCTTCTTCTGTGAATGGTTCATCAACACTTTCATCAAGACGTATATTGATTTGTTTTTCTCTTGTTATACCCATATCAAACAAAAGTTCACGAATATCTCCATCTCTTCTTTGATAGTATGAATTCTTGTTTCCAAGAAGCAGATACTTGTCATTTGACAGTTTATATACACCATCAAATACATAAATTGCATTTATTGTATAGTCATCTGCATATGGACTTCTATATAATTTATTCTTCCATTCACCTATTCTTGTTGAAATGGATCTTTCTTTGTTGATTGATGCAAACCCAAGCTTATAGAACAACTTACTTTGTCCAGTAATTGAAAAAATATAAAATCCATAAGGACTCTTGAAATCAGTCATAATAAAAATTATTTTCTGCAAAGATAACAACTTTATTTCAATTCTGCAAATAAAATTCATCAAATAAAACTTCTGTAATTTGTTATTTTTCTTTTGAACTTTTTCATAAATATAAAAAGAGGACTTCATTATAATGTAGTCTGGTAAACTACAGAAGTCCTCAAATATAAATAAAAAATTATAGTATATTTATGACAACTATTGTTTATAAAGACATTAGTAAATCTGATGTTCTTCAAATTTTACTAACTTCTAAAAATTCTCGTTTAAAGGAAGAAAAAGTATTTTCCAAAATTTATCCCATATTATATGAAGAATTAATTAAATTTAATTTTCCCGATAATTTTAGTTTTTCACAGAAATTATATCATTTTTTGAGAGATGATTTAAATTTTTCATTAGGTATATGTGTGTGTGGAAATAGATGTAGATTTATTTCATTCAAATCTGGGTATGTTAATCATTGTTCTCTTAAATGTGCTATGAATGATGTTGAGACAAGAAAAAAATACAAAGATACTTGTATGAAATTATATAATACTGATAATTTTTCAAAGACAGAATTATGTAATGAACGTAGAAAGAAGACTTGTAATGAAAAATATGGGGTTGATAATGTATTTCAATCTGAAGATGTAAAGAAAAAAAGAGAGAAAACATTATTGAAAAATATAGGAGTAAATAGTCCTATGAGATCGGAAATCTGTTGGAAAAAATATAAAACCACATCAAGAGATAGATATGGTAATGATTTTTATATGCAATCAGATGAGGGGAAAGAACATTATATTCAAACATGTATAGATAAATATGGTGTTGATTGGTATTCAAAATCTGATGAATATAAATCAAGACATGATGAGATTCAGAAAATTATTAATAGTTCTAAAAGAAAAAATAATACATTTAATTCATCTTCTATAGAAAATAAATTGTCTCAATATTTTACTGATAAACATATAGTATTTATTCAAAATTATAGTTCAAATTTATATCCATTTAACTGTGATTTTTATCTTCCAAAATATGATTTATATATAGAAATACAGGGAACCTGGACTCATGGAGGTCATCCATTTGATAAAAATAATATTAATGATGTTAATAAGTTAAATGATTGGAAATTGAAGAATTCTAAGTATTATGATAATGCTATAGAAACTTGGACAGTGAGAGATGTAAAAAAACGAGAAACTGCTAAAAAGAACAATTTAAAGTATTTGGAAATTTTTACAAATAATGTTAATGTATTGATACATGTAATACAAGATAAATTTAAAGAGTTGGGATAGAATCTTGACTCTTTTTTGTTATCTTTGTTTAAGATTAAAATCACCTTCTAAAGTGATAAAAATAAAAATGATTTAATTATGCTTTTAGACATTATTCAAGATGGTACAAACCTCCAAGTATCATATTGGGGGGATGATCACAAAACACACATTGAGATTATCAAGATTCCTGAAAGTGAACAATTTATTTGGTTAACATCTCCAAAAGATAAATCTGATATAAAAGATAAAGATATAAAAAATTGGGATGGAAAACCAGTATATAAACATAAAATTAATCCATTTAAGGAAAAATTAAATAGATATAGACAGTATGAAATAGTAGATTCACTATCAGATGAGTTAAAAGAAAAAATATTCTCTTATAATGTTCCTGAAATATTCTTTATTGATATTGAGAATCTTATGCAGGAAGGTAAACCAGATCCTGAAAAGGCAGACAAACCAGTCACTGTGATAGGAGTATGTTGTCCTAATGATACTGTGATGGTTCTTTCAGGAGGACACAATCTTACTAAAAAGGAACAGACAACCATCCAAGAAAAGATAGATGATCATTTTTCACAAGTTGAAAGAAAGTTCAAGTTTATATTCAGGTATTTCAATACTGAATATGATATGATTTACTTCTTTTTCAAGTGTCTTGTTCCAAAGATGTCCATGGTATCAGGTTGGAATGTGGATGATTATGACTGGAGGTATATGTTCAACAGGGCGAAACTTCTTGGAATTGATCCGGCAATAGCATCTCCCACACATATTCTTACCGGTCAGGTGGACAGACCTGCACATGTCGGTCTTGTGGATTATTTGAAGGCATACAAGAAATGGACATGGAATTCGAACGAGAATTATAAACTTGATACAATCGGAGAGAAACTTTGCAAGATAAAGAAGGTGCAGCATATGGAGTCTCTTGATGATATGTATAATAACAATTTCGAGAAGTATGTATATTATAATGCCATTGACTGCTGTCTTGTCAAGCTCATACATGAAACTTGCAGTGCATTGACCTGTGGACTGACTACCGCATGGCTTGGTCATATCAAGGCAATGGATTGTTTTTCAACAACATATATTCCTGAAAGTTTGTTGAGGGAATATTATTCAAAGGATGGTAAGGTTTTGGCTGTCGATCCTATTCCAAGAAAAAAAGAAAGTGAAAAATATGAAGGTGCTTTTGTGAAGCAACCTGTTCCAGGATTACATAAATATTGCACTTGCAATGATTTTGCAAGTCTGTATCCATCTCTTATGAGACAGTTCAACATCGGTCCGGAAACTCTTGTCAAGATACTTCCTGAAAATGATGAAGTATTGAAACAGGAATGGAAAGATAAGGGGTATATTGTTTGTGCTTCAGGTGCTGTGTATAAGAAGGAAGATGGTAATTTGAAGAAGATTATCACTGATTTGTATTTCAAGAGAAAGGCATATAAGAAAACATCTTTCAAATATACACAGTGTATGTATGACTTGAAGGATATGGTGAAGAACAATGCATCAGATGAAGAAATAGAGGATTACTTGAAGAAAAATGAACTTGACAATGTTGTTGGATAAGGATATACTTGATTATGTCGCTCCTGATGGAAAACTTATTCCACAAAGGTGTTCAAAGTCTGTGCTTGAAAGACATGGATTTTATGAGTATGTCATCAACAGATATAAGGACAATACATTGGACAAGAATGACAAGAATTATTTGAGGGAATGTCTTTACAGGATGGTGAACAATATTGAAGTCCCTCCCGTCTGCAAGGTGTGTGGAAAGTCTTTGAAATTTTCATATCAAAGATATCCTGTATATTGTTCTCAATCTTGTTTGAATAAGGATGATGAAGTTTTGAAGAAAATTTCAAGTTCCTGTTCTCAATCATTGAAGAATGCATATGTGGAGAATGGAGATGAAATAAAAAAGAAAAGAGCGGAAACATTATCAAAGATTTATGGTGTTGAAACAAAATCTTCTTCTCCTTTTTCAATACAGGAGATACAGGATATATCAAAGGAAAGGATTTTTGAGAAATATGGAGTGAAGAATGTATTTCAACTTGAATCTTCAAGAAGAAAGAATGTTGATATCCAGAGACAGAAGTCAATCCGTATGCAGAAAGAAAGAGGGATAGATATTGAATACACAAATCAAGACACTTATCTGGTGAGAAATTGCTGTCCCATCCATGGTGATTTGGAATTCACTCAGACAGAATTCAACAACAGGTTCAGGTTGAGCAGATACAGGGTGTCAAATCCCTGCTATATATGCAATCCTTTCGGTAATCAGTTTTCTGGAATGGAGAAGACTCTGACAGATTATATAAAGTCCATATATTCAGGAACTGTGATTGAAAATGACAAGACTGTGCTGAATGGACTTGAAATTGACATTTATCTTCCTGATTTGAAAGTGGGATTTGAATTCAACGGAGACTACTGGCATATGAATCCTCTGTTTCATAGATTTGACGATATGAATCCGTCTTCCCACATACTTGCAGTGGATAAATGGAAGGATGACAGACATAAGATGATTGTTGCTGATGAGAAGGGAATCAAATTGTACAGAATCTGGGAATACAGTTTCGTTAATGAAAGGGAATATGTTGATGACTTTGTTATGAATGTCATAAGGGGAAACATTGAATATGAAAATCCTTTGATAAAGTTGAAAAATATTCTTGACAAGATAAATCCTGATTATAAACTCATTGATGACATGATATTCGAGTATGAACAGGTAAGAATTGTATATCTTGACGGATTTTATTGCGGAAAAGATACAATTTCAAAAGATTATTTGGTATCTTTACTTTCAAGGGATAGAAGAACTATATTTGTTTATGATTATGAGATAACTGACGAGAGAAAGTTTGATGTCATTGTTTCAGATATCAGGTATGCTCTGAATATGATAGACAGAAGAATATATGCCAGAAAATGTGAGTTGAAAGAACTTTCAAACAAGGATGTGAGGGATTTTCTTGTTGAGAACTCATTGTTTGGATACAGGACTGCTTCAATAACTTTCGGTCTGTTCTATGAAAATGAACTTGTTATGGTGTATTCTTTCGGAAACAATTATTATGGAAGAAATGGTGACACAGAAATCATAAGAGTCTGCACAAAAAAGAATACACAGGTGATAGGAGGGAGTTCAAAGTGTCTGAAACAGTATATAGACAAGTATGGAAATGATGGTGATGCATTGATATTTTATGTGGATGCAATTCATCATAATGGGAACTCAATGAACAAAGATGGGTTTGAATTCATAAGACATGAATATGGTCTGATGAACTATTATATAACTCATGAAAGATATGGAGAGACCTTCAATAGAAGTCCCGGCAGAAATGATGAGGTCAAGGAACTTTTGAAGAAGAATGAAATAATATGTGTTTTGACAAATGGTGTTGATGTTTATAAAAAAATTATAAGAAAATGACGGAAGAACTGAAAAATAAGGTAAACAAGATAATAGATTATTGTGGGGAACAGGCTGATATTTATAATAATTATCAATTGTCGACAAAGGTCGTTATCAATGGAATATATGGTGCATTTGGATTTTCTGGATTTTATTTTTATAACCCGAACATTGCAGAGTCTGTAACGAAACAGGGAAAGAATGCAATTTTGAATGCCGAAAGAATGATGAATTTATGGGCACAGAAAATTTGGTTGAAGGATGAAAATACCCATAAAAAAATGGGTATAAAGATAAAAGATAACTCTGTAATTATCAAACAGATAAGTCGATATATTGACACTGATAGCGTTTATTGTTCATTTTATGATATTGTCAATACAACTGATTGGATGGATCATCTTGTGTGGAGACTTACAAAAATCAACAAACAGACCGATCAGAAAGATTTTACTTATGTTTCACAAGGTGGATATCCTACAGAAGATGATGCAAAAAAATATTTTGATGTGAATTCAATTGATACAAATAAGTTCACATGGGATATTGATGCAATCAAACCCGCTGGACGTGAGTTTTGTCTTACATTGAACAGAGTATTCATGTCAAGTTATTTGAAAAAGGTTCATGAAGAATATGCAAAGAGAAATGATACACCTAATATTCTTGATTTTGAGCTTGAAGCATATAGTGAAGCAGGTATCTGGCTTGCAAAGAAGAAGTATATAAAGAATATGACATGGACCGAACCGAATGTGTATTATGATTCATGCACAAAAATCAAGGCAACTGGGGTGGAGATCGCACAGACTTCAAGTTCCATATGGGTAAAGGCACAACTTACAAATCTTGTCAAGTGGATTTTCCAGCAGGAGGAATTTACCATTGAGAGCTTTATAAAACAGATTGAATCCGTAAAGAAGGCATTTATGCTTCAAAGTCCGGAGATAGTAAGTGTAAACAAGGGTATGAACAAATACAGTGAATATGTATTGAATGACACTGATTCAATAGAGATGGCACCGAAGGCCATGGTCACAGTGCAGGGTGCTGCTCTTTATAACTATATCATCAATAATAATGACGGATTGAAGAGAAAGTATTCAGTTTTGTTTGATGCTGACAAATTATGTGTATTATATATAAAGCCTACAAGTAGATATACTTATTGGAAAAAGGAAACACAGATATCAACAAAGGAAGTCTCAAAGAATCCTGATATGTATAAACTTTTGAGTGATGCAAAACAGACTGTGAAAGGTATGGATATGTATACTGATGTTATGAGTTTGCAGAAATGTGAGGCTTTCAGTTATCCAGCAGGAATGTATCCTATGGACATAGCGGAGAACATAGAGATAGATTATAACAGGATGTTTGAACTTCTTGTGCTTGGACCGGTTAATAGAATTATAGAGGCGATGGGATATCAGCCTGTTGATATCAATATGACTTGTGAAAACGGACTGTGGTGATAAATTTTTCAAATTATGATACTGAAATATAAGGAATTTTATAACAGTCTCAATAATGTATTTGAATTGAATGAACTTGATTCTCTCAATGAAACAATGTCTATTTCAATGGATGTGAGAGATGAGACAAGAAATGTTGTCAAGTATATCAATGATGAATACAAGAGAGGAAATATGGTCATTGTTGATAAAAAGGATTTTGGAAAATATTCCTGTGAAACAATGAAATTAAAAAACAGTGCAGATATTGATATATATGGATGCAAATGTAAGATAAATCTGTTGTTTTTCAATTTTATTGGTGATGTAAGTGAAGATATGAAGAATGATAGTTGCAATGTTTCAATAGAAATAATTGTTGATTATAATAATAGTATTGCAAAGGTTCATTTCATTTTATCTGGTGGTATATATTTATATAATGGAAAACTTACAGATAAGTCTGAATCAATTTTATCACATGAATTGAGGCATGCATATACTGCAACAAAAATATATGATGGTGTGGAGAAGATGACTGTTGAAGAGAAAAGAAAACGGTCTTTGAAGTGGAGAGAGATATATAGACAGTCAACTGATTTTATGAAGTCATATAATAAAAATGTTTTTGTGAAAACATTTGAATCTAAAGTTTTTTATAAAATGATGTATTCAATTTATGCATGTGATGATTTTGAGATTGATGCATTTACTCAACAGGCATATGAAGAATGTAGGAATTGCAATGATAAAATTGCATTATATAACAAATTCAGGAATACAGATTTATATAGGATTATGAAATCATTTGAATGTGTTATAAAATTACTGTCAGATGATGAAATAAGGGAAATATATACACGAAAGAAAGGGGAGTATGGGTTTGATAAACTTCCTGAAATTGACAGGTTCATTGGACTTATTGAAAAGAAAGGAAGAAGGGTGAATAAAAATTGCGGGAGAGTTTTGACATTGATAAGTGATGAAATTGACGGTATATATGGATGTGAAGTTGTTGATGTAAGGTAAATTCAATATTGATTTTGTTATTTTTATAGTATGATTGATAAAAAAGAATTTATAGTTCCTGAATATATTCTTGATATTCTTCTCAAGGACAGGACTACAGGAAAGAACATAATGTGGGGAACAGATCAGTATGGATATGATCCAGAAACAAATATGACAGTGGAACAGGTTTCTGGAAATGTCATACTTCCCAGAGTATTCAAGTCTTTGGAAGACCAGAAGTCAAGGACTGATGACAAGGCGGAAGTATTCACACCATTGGAAATAATCAAGCAAATGAATGATGCTGTTGAAAATGACTTCAATGGAAATGACATTGACTATATAAACAGAAAAGTATTGGAGATAACTTGTGGTGAAGCACCATATATTGTTTCCAGATATGATGTATCAACAGGAGATATCATATCTCTTGATAAACGGGAAGGAATTCTCGACAGAAAGATGAGAAAGGTCAATGAGATGGGGGAAAACGACTGGATCCATCATATGTTATCTGTACTTGAATCTGTTTATGGATATGAGTGGCAGGGTGACTCCCTTCTGCTTGCAAGAATAAACATATTCAAGGACATAAATGACTGGCATATGAATATGTTTGGAAAAAATCTTGGTGATGATAATATAAATGAAACCATTGTCGTTGCAGAACACATAATCAGTAATATTATACAGATGGATGGTCTCACTATGATGGTTCCATATACAGATATTCCTGCAAGAATTATGGACTGGGAGAATGATGAGATGGTGAGATTTGATGGTAAACCTGATGAATCTTCATTATTTTGAGAAAAGTTTGTTATTTTATATATAAAAATGATATATGAGTTCATTCAGGAAAATTGATGGTTCTCCTTTATGGAATGATGATTATAATAAAGAAATCATTGATGATGAGATTGATGATAGGAAGATACTGTCTTTATATGATTATGAAAAACATAAACGGGACTGTAAAATAGAAAAGGAACAGTTGGACATTCTTGATAATGTTATTAATTTGTTGAAGTTAAAATATCAGAATGTTTTATTCAAATTTATTGTTCCTTCACATACATCTGGATGGTATATAACTGATAGTGGTAAGATTTATCATACTTCACAAAGAAAGAAAAATCCTTGGTTTGATAGTAAGACATTTGATGCAATTCTTGAAATTGAAATAGAAAATAAGAATTATGATATTTTCTTTGTCTTGAAAGGTGTTGAAAATCAAGTAGGACATCAGACAAATGTTTTACAGGAAATGGGTCTTTATATAAGGCAGATGAACAATAATGTTGATGACAATGTCAATTTCATATTTCTTCTTGATGGAAAGTTTATAGAAAGTAAATTTCATCTTGTGAATGATTCAACATATAAGACTGATAAGTTTATTATGTCAAATAGTTCAAATGTCAGGAAATCAATTGAAAATATATTGAAAAGATATATAAATGAATAAACGGAAACTTGGTCAATATTATACTGTGAATAATCCATTCACACATCCATTATTCAAAAAATGGATGTGTGAGTCATATGATGGTGATACTATTATGGAACCATTTGCAGGATCAAATAACATACCAAGACTTATTAATGAAAGTGGATATAAGTGTGTATGGAAATGTTTTGATATAGACCCATCAAATATGAACACATATCCTGAATATGTGGTTGAACAAAGAGATACGATTTCAAATTTTCCTGATGGATATGATGTGTGTATTACAAATTGTCCATATCTGGGAAAGAGTTCAGCAAGAAGAAGAAAGATAGACTATCCTTGGACTGAAGATGATTTGTATAAGGTCTGCTTGAATATAATTTTAAACAGTTGTGAATATGCTGCTGTGATTATACCAGAAAGTTTCATAACTTCAAGAATTTATAGAGATAGGTTGTGGGGTGTGATTTCATTGACTTGCAAAATGTTTATGGATACTGAATGTCCTGTGTGTCTGGCATTGTTTGCACCATACAAGAAAGATAATGTTGAGATATATTCAAATGATATATATCTTGGTAATCTTAATGAACTTGAAGATATGGATTTCAAGGATATAAGATATAATGTGTGGAAGTTTAATGATCCATTTGGTTCAATAGGTGTAAAGACCATTGACAATCAAATGTGTGATGATTGCAGATTTTTTAATGGAAATGAGATAAATCCGGAATTGATAAAGGTTTCAAGTAGATCATTTACAAGAATTTCAGGACTTCCAGATAATATAGATGTTCATAAGTTCATATCATTATGTAATGAAAGTCTTTTTGAATATAGACAAAAAACAAAGGATGTTCTTATGACTTCATTCAAAGGGTTGAGAACAGATGGAAAATATAGAAGAAGACTTGATTTCAGGACAGTAAGATGTATTATGGATAATGTTTTGAAAAATATGAATGAATCTGATGAATTTTCATTATTTTGAGAAAAGTTTGTTATTTTTATAATGTAAGTTAAAAATTAATTTATTATAGTTTTATAAGTATGAAAAAAGTAATTTTGAAAAACTGCGATGTTGCCGGTCTTTCCGGTCTTGTAAAGAAGAGTTCTCCATTTGATAATCTTGTGTTCATCAATCTTCGGGGAAGTGAGTTTGAGTCAACAGCATACAACAAGAACAAGTCAGCATTGAAGTCAATCTCTGCAAATCTTGAGGAGTATTGTGATGGATTCACGAATGAGTTCGGTGATGAACTTGTGAAGATTCAGTTCTCGAATGCAAGTAAGGTCATTTCAGTTCTTTCTCTTGTTGGAAATGAGGGTGTGGATATTACCTTCTATATTGAGGAGAACGGATATGCAAAGAAGATGGTAGTGGAGAATTCTGATGTGAATCTCACTGTTCCTGCAGCAGACAAGGAGGCACTTTCATTCCTTGAGATTCCGGAACGGGCAAGGTTCTCAATCTTTGAGGATACATCTACACTTGATTATAAGGTAGGTATTTCTGATACTGAGTTCAAGTATCTCATTCAGTTGACAAACATCAACAAAGAGTCTGTCCGTGTCAATTTCTCAATCAGCGGTGAGTCTGTGACAGTATCTGAGATTGAGAGTGTGGATGAGAATGTCCGTGAGATTGTGAATGGTTATCTTGAAGATGTAGATATTGCAAAGTTTGACGCATTTGATAAGCTTTATTCAAAGAAACTTGCATATGAGTCATTTGAGAAGTCCGGTGAGACTGATGGTTATCTCAAGTGTTTCAACAAGTCTTACTTCAACTGGATTGATTCAGACAAGCACTATGACATCGAGTTCCACAGCAACAAGATTAAGTTCATCTCTGTTGATGACAAGGGTGCAAAAACTTATGTTGTATTTACCCCTGTTGCATTTGCATAAAGAGAACACATATGATACAATGAAAGGGAAGAAAATATTTTCTTCCCTTTTTTGATATGTTTTCAAGAATTCACTCCATTATAATTCAATTCCTTCATAATCAAATTGATCTCAAAATTCCATATGAGTCCACAATATCATCCACAGGTTTGATATTCTTGAAATCAATGTCCTTCAGGTCATTCAGGTATTTCCATAACCCGTTCTTTTCTATGAATTCATCCTTCGTCCTGTTGTCTATGAATGATTTTATCTGGTCTTCCTTTTTTGCATTTCCCTTTCCAGATAAAGTCTTCTTGCCTTCCGTGGGACTTACAATCACTATGCAGTCATCCCCGAATTCTTCCAGAAGCTTTATTCTCAAAAATGAGTTATATAAAGCAAGATCAAGGGTGGATGATGATATGCTTCCATATGAGAAACCTTCTATTCCTATAATCACATCTTCATCTCCTGTTATTTCTTTCAACCTATGGACAATCATATATGCAATCTCTTTTGCTGATTTCATTTTCGTGTCCTGTTCTATCCTGTAATTTGACTTGTCTATATGTCTGGTATAAGGACAGAGTTCTATATAGTTTGAAAGAAGTCTGTGATATTGAAATTTCTTTGACTTCCCTTCCTTCCAGTTCTCCCCATAATCATCAAAGAAAGAAATGAAATGATATTGATTGTCCTTGAATATGCAGACAGATGGTGACACCAGAGAAAAGTCTATCCCTATTTTGATCATATGTTGAACCACTTTTTTGTATAATCCCTATACTCTTGAAATTTCATCATATTGTCATATGTTATTGGAATTCCTATGCTGCTGCCATAATGACTATATGACCATGTAATGATATCCTCATATCTCATATCATTGAAATGATATATGAAGTCTTCATAAAATGTATTGAGATTATAGTCTTCTCCTATATTTTCATAATTTTCATAATTCCAGTGTGCAACATCATCTTCATCAATAAGCTGAAGCATAAAATTTCCCCTGTATTTTGATAAATTATCACAGTCATTCAAAGAATTTACATTGTTGGATGTAGATTGAATATATTGTCCAAGTTCTTTGAATTTTTTTGCTATGCAATTGCAGATTTCCTTGTAGTCATGTTCCGAATATTCATTCTTGAAATCATCATCAAGAACAAAGTCAAGAATATCATCATATGAAGAAAATGTCATTGCAAGACCACTACGATATTTACCTTCATATATGATATAAACATAATCAGGATGTGTTTGTCTTATGTTGTCAAAACTTTTATAATCAGTGGTCCTGAGGTCTTGTTCTTTGATTATATCATATTCAGTATAACCTGTATTATCAATAGTTTCTATTATATATTTGTTATAATCACATTCTGGATTTTGCAGAAAAATGTCTATGCCAAGATTTGTTCTTACTTTTTTCCCGTCTTCCTTTTTCTTGTTTCCAGACAAATCTCTTCTTGCAATGTCTCCAAGAATTCCCTCAGTTATCCTACTCAATTTCTTCATATCTTAACAAATTTGTGTCCATTATATTCATATTTTGTCTTGCAGTTCTCGAACATGTTCTTGCTTGTCTCAAGTCTTGTAGTATCCCAGTATTCAATACCTATGACAGAAAGATTCTTGCAGTTCTCGAACATTCCATTTGTATTTATAAGAGACATTGTATTCCAGTCATTTGTGTCAAGAAATTTCAATTTTTCACAATGTTTGAACATTCCATTCATATCGAACACCATATCTGTCTTCCATTTCTTCCCGAATTTTATGCATTCAAGATTATTACAACCTATGAACATTCCACTCATATCTGTGATATTACTTGTGTCCCATGTGCTTATGTCTATTGTCATAGCATCATATCTTCCATTGAACAGCATACAGAAACTGTCTACCTTTGAGACATCTATTGTTCTCAAATCAAGTTCCTGTATGGTGTGAGCCTTATATGGACATACTTCTTCTATGACATCAAGAAGTTCTCCATATGTTTCTGGAAAATAAATGGGTTTGATGATGTCTTCTTTTTTCTTGTTTCCTGTAAGGTCTCTCCTTGCAATATCTCCGAGAATACCTTCAGTTATTCTGCTCAATTTCTTCATATTTTTATAAGTCTGTTTCCTTCTTTTTTATAATTGAATCTGCATTTATCAAACATTTTTTCCATATTTTTAACACTACTCATATCCCAGTTTGAAACATCAAGAGATATGAGATTTTTACAGAAAGAAAACATATGATTCATATTTTCAACATTTCTTACATCCCAGTTTGAAACATCAAGAGATATGAGATTTGTACAACCATAAAACATACTAACCATATTTTTAACATTTCTTACATTCCAGTTTGAAACATCAAGAGATATGAGATTTGAAAGACCATAAAATATAGAATCCATATTTATAACATTACTTACATCAATCATCCTTAAATCAAGATGGTCTTCATCTTGAGTTTTAATTTCATGTCTAATTATATCTCTTAATTCATCTTTTGTTTTTGGATAATATAATATCTTTATATTATCTTCCTTTTTCTTTTCACCAGACAAATCTCTTCTTGCAATGTCACCAAGAATACCTTCAGTTATCCTACTTAATTTCTTCATAAATTATTTATGATTTTCTGGAAATGTTTGTTATTTTTATTACAAGAAAATTATAAATTATTATCTTATGATAGAACGTGTCAATAAATTTCATCCAGACAAACTTGCGGACAGGATTGCGGGTGCGGTCGTGGATTATTGTTATTCAGTTCAAGAGAATCCGAAGGTTGCTGTGGAGGTTCTTGTTGGACATGGTCTCTGCACTGTTATTGTTGAATCAAGTGTTGATGTAAAGTCAAAGGATGTACTTCCCATTGTCCATAGGATTGCGGGAGAAAATGTGAAACTCAAACTCATTTCTGTTCCACAGGATATACATCTGGCAGAGAATCAGGAAAATGAAGTCCGATGTGGAGATAATGGTATTTTCAAAGGAATGCCTCTTACAGATGAAGAAATGACTCTCACGGAGATTATACACAAGATTGAAGACAAGTATCCTACTGATGGAAAGTATATTCTTGATGAGAAAACTGGAAGACTCATTGTGTGTCAGAGTCATTGTGATTCGGATGAACTCAAGAAATGGCTTGAGTATGAATATCCAGAGTATAAGATTATTGTAAATCCACTTGGAGACTGGACTGGTGGTCCAGGTGTAGATTCTGGAGCTACTAACAGGAAGTTAGGTAGTGATATGGGACATGCCGTTACTGGTGGAGGTCTTCATGGAAAAGATAGTTCTAAAGGAGACTGTTCAATAAATGTTTATGCATTTCTTGAAGCACAAAGAACAGGTAAGGAACAGAGTTTTTGTTGTGCAATTGGAGATACAGAAATTGATGGTATTCCATATAAAGAGATTGTACGAATTGCAAAGGAGTATATTGATACTATCGGTGGGTTTGAAAAATTTTCAGAATATGGACTGCTGGGATAGATAACATAATAAGGACAGATTAAATATCTGTCTTTTTTTTTTGAAAAAAAATTGGAAATATAAAAAACTTATCATATCTTTGCATCATAAAATAATAAGTATATGAATACATCAACATCAAAAATGAACTGGTTGGTTGAAAAAATTACCAAGTGTGGATATGACTGTAAGATTGTGGAGACAGGATCTAACAAGGGTACTGTTCTTATACCTACAGGTGGTGGAAAGAGTGGGATTATGTATATTAATATTTGTTATCATATTGCCAACTCTAAAAATAAACCTGGCAAATATGTATTTAACATATCTGCTCCGATATTGAAACTTTGTCAGCAGTTGGTTAATGATTTGTTTGAAGTTATATCCATAGTGTTTGATAAGGAATGTGATGAAAACAAGTTCCAGATATTTATTAATTCTTCAGATGATGCAAGTTCATATCTTTCATCTACCAGAAAAATTGGTAATGTATATAGTTTTGATGACTTTGATCGGTTCATTGACAGTAAGATTGCAAAATATGCATTTGTAATATCTTGTCATAAGTCTTTATATAAGTTTGCTGAAAAGATAGATTATATAAACAAGTATACAACAACATTTAATTATATTGATGAATCTCATCTTATATATAATCTTATAGATGAACCTGTGAAGACTGAAGATTCTACAGTTCTTATGGAGTTGAATAAGACAGATTATATGTATGCATTCAGTGCCACACCAGATGCAAAGGTTTCTAAAATAATCAAAGAAAAAGAACCTTACATTATTAATGTATCTCCTGCTGATCTCATCAAAGATGGTATCATATTGAAACCATTTTGCAAATATGTTATTGAACATATTGATGATGGTGATTATATGATAAAGTCGAAACATTGCAAAGATGCAATGGAAATGTGGACAAAAGATAATCCATATATTACTCATAAAATTCTTGTATCATGTGAGAATACGGATCATCTCAAAATGCTTGAGAATGAATTGAAGGACAAGTATGGATATAAGGTCTTTTCTACTTGTGCAAAAGAAGGAACTAAAGAAGAGATGGAACCTGTGGATCCGGTAGGATTTATTAATGCAGTAGATAACTGTAATGAAAATTGTTTTGTTCTTCATATTAAACAGTTAAGAGAAGGTATTGATATCAAGACACTTACTGGATGTATTATAAGTAATAGAAACTCTACAATATCTGATCCTGTTAAGGTTAAGTATGTTCAGACTATAGGTAGGGTTTTGAGACCACTTAAAGGGGAACGTGGAATTCCCGAAAATGAGAAAGTCAAGAAGTGTGGATATGTTCTTTTTGTACTTGGTGATGCATATGACAGAATTGAACGGGATACATTCAGATTTATAGTGAATTATTATGGTTTGAATGGTAATGACACATTCAGATTTATTAAAAACGATGATACTTATAGCCCTGATTGTCATAAAAGAGATTTTGCAGATTCTTGGGGGATATTTGATTTCACTGATGATGAGATTGTTGAAATTAATGAATTGAAGGGTAATGTCATTGATTTTCTGGAGAATAAAATTGGAGTAGAAATACAATTGAAAAATGAATTCGGTATAAGTATAGATAGTACAGTCAAATCAGAAATGATGGAAGAAGTTAGAAAGCACTTTGGGTTTTATGATGGTATGTTTTCAGTTAATAATATCATTTCAGATAGAGACTTGATGTCATATGCATCTAATATGCTTGATAAACTCATCAAAGAACTCACAAAAGAATAGTTATATGACAACATTTGAAGATAAAATTAAAGAGTCATATATGACTTTCAAATCAAATGAGAAAAATATCTGGCTTGAAAGAATGGTATATAAGAAAGGAAAGAAAATGTTCACATCTGCATCTATAGATAGATTTATAAAATCCAGAAACCCATTTGAATCATATAAAGATGCATTGAGTGTGAAATCATTTTGTACATTGATTAATAATGTATCAGACAAATATGTATTGTGGATAAAGGAACAGGATGGTGCTGATGCATATAATGAAACAGATTTTTGCAATATGCAGAATATGTTTAAGGGATTTATGGGGGAATATTTTTGTTATTTTTATGGAGAGAATGTAACCAGATTTATAACCACCAAGGGTATATATGGTGTCAGGTATATGTCTCCTAATTATGGAACAGATACTGGAATAGATTTCTTTGGATTGATGAATGGTGTTGCTTCTGTAATGCAGGTGAAGTGGTGGAATCAATATTGTATCCAAATCAATAAAAACAATAAAATTTATCTAAAAAATAACAAAAATATTTTTCATAAATATATTATATAGATATTTCAAAAAATTCAATGACAACCCTGAAGATAAAATATTGTCTTGAAAATCAGGAAGATAGAAGTTTGATTTATGAATACATAAATCA